CTATTTTTTTTATTTTTTTTTTTATTTTTTCCTTATACTAATAATGCCAATATGGAAATAAAAAAGGGCGAACATACGCTCGCCCTCTAATTAGATTATTGATCACCTCCTAGAAGCTATGTAAAATCCATACTGCTGCTATTATTGTTGCAAACACGCAAAAGCCTCCAACAATCTCCCAAATGTATTCTTTAATACTCATTATGCATCACTCCCAAAGGTATCACTCCATTCTTGTGGAGTAATGCCACTCTTAATGAACTCACGTTCAGCAGCATTAAGATTAGGGAAAGCATCTTGAAGTAATGCTCCCTCTCCATGATACGCATGGAGTTGATCCCTTGTTATATTTAACTCCATAGAGTTAGTTTTGCCAGATAGCATTGAAGTTCTAGTTAGCTTTAATTTATTACTCATTATTTAAAGCCTCCTGATAACCAATAACACCATGTAATTGCAAAGATCGCTGCAAACAATGGTGAGAATAATAATAACATGTCCATATACTTTCTCCTTTATGTCGGATTTATTCCGATAATTATTACTACGATGTATTAATTTATTTGTACACCTTTTTATTTATATTTTTATTTATTACTACTATTATACTACTTCGTTGTCTTGATTAAATATCTATTTATATCAAAATTTCCTATCCACTCCCTGTTAGCTCTGATTCTTGGAGCGAGTTGCGCGGTCTTGTGTGCTCGTGCCTGCAATCGCGCTAAGTTATTGATATAAAACAATAAAAACTAATCTGGCTCCTGGTCCCTCGCCTGGGCCCGGGGCGTAAGCGCACGCGTCCGCGGCTCTAGAGCGCCTATTCAGTTGACCTGCGGGGGAAGTTATTTGAATCGGACATTATCCGATCATATTATGTATTAGTATAGACAAATAATATTAATTAATTTTTTTAATATTTGTAGACAGCCAATAAATACAATAGGCCAATATGTACTATTCAGTTTACTTTTACTATATAATATCGTAGAATATCGGTTGCGGAGGTATAAATGAGCAAAGGTGGCGCTAGGCCAGGGGCTGGTCGTCCTAAAGGTCAGGCAAATAAAAGAACACAAGCGATACAAGAAAGACTAGAAGAGTTGCAGTGCGATCCAATAGAAGGCATGGCAATGATCGCTAATGATATGTCTCTTGATCATTCATTAAGACTAGCAGCTATGAAAGAGCTTGCTCAATACGTGGCTCCTAAACGTAAGGCCGTGGATATGGCTACTACATTCGATGGTTCAGTTAATATTGAAGTTGTTAAATTTAGTGAAATAGAAAAACAAGAAGCAATAGAAGAGGACGATGATGAAGATTCAAGTTCCCATTGACTGGCGTCCTCGGCCCTATCAAATGCCTATGTGGGAGTTTATGGAGAACGGGGGCAAAAGAGCCGTGTGCGTTTGGCATAGACGTGCGGGTAAGGATTTATGTAGTATTAACTGGTGTGCCGTTTCCGCGTTAACGCGTCCCGGCCTTTACTGGCATCTATTTCCAACGTATAATCAGGGTCGTAAAATTGCTTGGGACGGGATGACCAGAGATGGTAGAAAGTTTTTAGATCATTTTCCAGAAGAAATGCACGAAGCTAAAAACAATACTGAAATGAGGTTGACATTAAAAAACGGGTCAATATATCAAGTTGTTGGAACAGATAACGTAGATCGTCTTGTTGGAGCAAATCCAGTAGGGGTTGTGTTTTCAGAGTATGCGCTCCAAGATCCTAGAGCCTGGGATTATATACGACCTATCTTAGCAGAAAATGGCGGCTGGGCCATGTTCATATATACTGCAAGAGGTAGAAATCATGGCTATGACTTATTAAATATGGCCAGAAAGAATGAGACTTGGTTTCAACAGGTGCTCTCTGTTGAAGATACGCGGGCCATTCCACTATCGGCAGTCGACGACGAACGTGCGGCTGGTATGCCTGATGAAATGATCCAACAGGAGTTCTTTTGCTCGTTTGACGCCCCGCTCGTTGGATCGTACTATGGTAATGCGATGGCCCGCCTATTAGCTGATAACCACATTACTAAAGTGCCATATGAACCTACTTTAGACGTGCATACTGCATGGGACCTTGGTGTTGGAGACTCTACAGTCATACTTTTCTTCCAGATGCATCATAATGAAGTTAGAATTATAGACTACTATGAAAATGAAGGCGAAGGTCTAGCTCACTACGTAAAAACTATTAGAGAAAAAGAATACGTATACGGCGACCATATCGCACCCCACGATATACAAGTTAGAGATTTTAGTACTGGAAAATCTAGATTAGAAGTTGCAAGAGAACTAGGAATAAGGTTTAGAGTAGTACCACAACTTAGAATAGATGATGGTATTGAAGCAGTAAGAACTGTGCTGCCAAGGTGTTATATGGATGAAGATAAGTGTGCAAGACTAATAGAAGCATTAAGACAATATAGAAAAGACTACGACGAAAAGAATAAAACATTTAGAGACCGTCCTTTGCACGACTGGACGTCTCACCCTGCCGATGCAATGAGATATTTAGCTTTAGGAATTAGAGATCGTATTAATAAACGCCTATCAAATTTACCTCGACAGGCGGAAGGGGAGTACGCAATATTTGATCAATACTAGAGATATTACAGAAAAAGACGTACCGATAGTAGTAGATTTAGCAAGACAATGCCACGTTGAATCAAACTATTCTGCTTTAATTTTTGACCCAGAAGTTGTTACTACGTTAGCCGAATCTATGCTTTTGGACCCTTCAGTAAGATTTTGTAGAGTAGCCGAAAAAGAAAATAAAATCTTTGCGATGTACGCGGGGTTTATTTCGCAGTATATTTTCAGCAAAGATTTAATGGCTAGCGACCTTTTATTGTATGTAGAGCCTTCAAAACGTGGTACTTTAGCTGCCGTTAAACTAATGAAGGAATTTGAAATGTGGGCCTTTGATAATGGAGCTTTAGAAATAAGACCTGCTGTTACTACGGGAATTAAAATAGAAAAAACTAAAAAATTGCATGAAATTTTAGGATATACGACAAGTGGACACACGTTTATAAAAAGGAGGCAGTATGTGTAGAGCAATATTCGATACCGTTAAAAAAGTATTTGGCGGTAGTAAAAGAAGTACTACGGTTACTAAATCTGCAACTAAAACGCCTCCTCCAAAAGTAGTTCCTCCCGCTTCAGCAGATGCTGCAAAAGATGTCAAAAAAACAGTGGATGACTTTACAGTTGCTGAAAAAATGAAAAAAGGTTTTAAATCAACAATACTTACTGGTAGTGAAGGTGTTAGTATGGAAACCATATTAAAACGCCGATTAACAGGTGGTTCGTCAGAAAAAGCTGGTAGGTACTAATGAACGGACAAGTAGACAGCATTATAAAAAGATTAGACCAGTTAGAGTCTCACAGGGCTCCCTGGGAACAACTGTGGCAAGATTGTACAGATTATGTTAATCCTCGCCGTGGTGATTTTACAGTTAAACAATCTAGAGGAACCAGTACTCGGTTTGATAAAGTTTTTGATTCTACCGCTCCTTTAGCTAATGAGCAGCTAGCCAGCGGATTACATGGGCACTTAACAAATACTGCAGAAAACTGGTTTAGTTTTAAAGTATCGGGGATGGAGCCTAATCATTCAATAAGAGAATGGCTACAGCAATCAGTAGAAACTTTATTTGATCGTTGTTTTAATTTACCTGAAACTAATTTTATAACATCAATTCACGAGTTATATCTAGACCTAGGTTCATATGGAACAGGGGTAATTTATGTTGAAGACAGGCCAGGAAAAGCAATTCAATTTAGAAGCTTTCATTTAGCCGACTGTTATATTGCTGAAAACCACGAAGGCATTGTGGACACATTATACAGAAAATATAAGCATACAGCGAGACAATTATTACAACTATATTCTGACGTACTTCCAGAAAAGTTTAAAGAAAATGCTGTAAAACAACCTTTTCAAGAATTTACTTGTGTGCACGCAGTAGAGCCTAGAGCAGATTTAGATTATGGTAAAGAAGACAATACAAATATGCCGTGGAAATCTTGTTATGTATTGGTTGAAGAAAAACTTTTATTAGCTGAGTCTGGTTTTAGAGAATTTCCTTATATGGTTCCCCGTTGGTCTAAAACTTCTGGAGAAGTGTACGGAAGATCACCAGCTATGATCTGTATGCCAGATATTAAAATGGTTAATGAGATGATGAAGACTACTATTAGAGCTGCTCAAAAAGCCACAGATCCTCCACTCATGGTCCCTGATGACGGTTTTATGATGCCATTAAGAACTATTCCGGGAGGTCTAAATTATTATAGATCAGGAAGTCCAGACAAAATAGAAGCTTTACAAGGAGGCGAACGACCTGATATAGGTTTAGATTTTATAGATTCTAGAAGAGAGCACATTAATAAATCTTTTCATGTTGACTGGCTTCAGTTAAGAGATGGTCCTCAAATGACTGCAACTGAAGTATTACAACGCCAAGAAGAAAAAATGAGACTTATGGGTCCAATGGTTGGAAGACTTCAGTCCGAGTTTCTAGGACCTATGCTCGATAGAGTTTTTAATATTATGACTAGAAGACAGCAAATTCCCATTCCTCCTCAAGATTTACAAGGTGCGGAATTAAAAGTCGATTATATTTCACCTGTAGCAAGAGCGCAAAAATCTAGTACCGTATTTAATTTTACAAGACTAATGGAGCAGGTTATTCCTTTAGCTAATGTTAAACCTGAAATTTTAGATAATATAGATCCAGATGGTACGTTTAGGTGGGCTCATGAAGCTCTTGATGCACCTACAGAAACTTTATTAGATTTAGAAGAAGTCCAAAAAATAAGAGAACAGCGACAGCAAGAAGAGCAAGCAGCTCAACAAGCGGCCGTAGCCCAACAAGGCGGTGCTGCTATGAAAGATGTAACTCAAGCTATGCAAAATATGGAAATGAATGGACCAGAAGGAACAGCCTAATAAACTCTCAGCTATACACACTGAAATGAGAACAGTGTTTTTAACTGAACCAGGGCAATCAGTATTGAATTACTTGTGCAAAATTGCTTACGTAAATGAAGCAACTTATGTACCAGGTGATACACACGAAACGGCACACCGTGAAGGTATGCGAAGAGTTGTGTTAAGCATTTTGCGGTTTATTGATAGAGATCCGCAAGAATTATTAAATTTACCTAAGGAGACTATAGATGAATGAAGTCGTAGAGTCCGCAGCACCTGAAAGTGCAGACGCGGGGAGCTCGGTTAGTGACTGGAAAGCTGGATTAGCTGACGATATACGTAATGACCCGGGCCTTGCAAGTATACAAGATGTAAATGGATTAGCCAAAAGCTTTCTCCATGGACAAAAATTAATTGGAGCAGATAAGGTAGTTATTCCAAAGCAAGATGCCGCTCCAGAGGAGTGGGGTGATTTTTATAATCGTTTAGGAAGACCAGAAAAATATGAAATTGCAAGGCCACAATTAGCAGAAGGTTTAGAGTATGATTCTTCTATGGAAGAAAAAATGTTAGGCTTAATGCATAATGCTGGATTATCTCAAAGACAAGCAGAAGCTGTTTTTAACGGATATATGGATTATATAAACGATACACACGTAGAAAACACAAAAAACCAAGAATTAAAAACAGGGGAGTGGGATACTGCTTTACGAAAAGACTTCGGCAATGCTTATGACGAGCGAGTAGATTTAGCTCGTAGAGCTGTTACAGAATTTGGTGGTGACGAACTTAAAAACTTTTTAGACGAAACTGGCTTTGGTAATCACCCAGGCTTTGTTAAAGCTTTTGCAAATATAGGACAAAAAATGATGGAAGCAGGAGCAGATACTTCAGGACAAGGTCAAAGTTTTCAATTAACTCCAGCTGGAGCCCAACAAGAAATAGCTAGATTACAAAGAGATCCAAATTTTATGAATCAATATAGTAATAAAGATGCAGATGGCCATCAGGCAGCAATAGAAAAATTTCAACAGCTTTTTGAGTTTGCTTATCCAGATCAAAACGGTTAGTGTACGAATAACAAAAAACGCTGTAGAATACAAAATTGGGTAGCGGGAAACCGTCCGAGTCATTACCCCGGACTATAAAGGGCAGCAGAGGTCCGCAAGGGCAGCCAAAGCGTTTAATTTAACTTGTTGAAATAGGAGGTGGACTTATGTCTACACAAATCACGACAGCCTTTGTACAACAGTACAAAGCAAACGTCGAGCACCTTCTTCAGCAGAAAGGTTCCCGCCTTAGATCTGCAGTAAGAGTTGAAACTCAAAGTGCTGAGTATGACTTTTACGACCGAATTGGCGCGACTTCTGCACAAGAGGTGACTGGACGTCATCAAGATACTCCTCTCATCAATGTTCCTCACGATCGTAGACGTTGTTCGTTGAGAGATTTTGACTGGGCTGAGTTAATCGACAGACCAGATCGAATAAGATTGCTTATAGATCCTACATCCCCTTATTCTCAGAATGCTTCTTTTGCATTAGGGCGTAAAATGGATGAGATCATTCTTGAAGCGTTTTATGGATCTGTCTCAACCGGAAAGACCGGATCAAGTACTGTAACGTTTCCTGCAGGGCAGCAAATTGCTCATAACTATGTAGAAAGCGGTTCAGCAGCTAATTCTGGTTTAACAGTAGCTAAACTACGTAAAGCAAAAGAGTTGCTAGATGCCGCGGAAACTGATCCAGGCGAAGCAAGGTACGTCATTTGTACTGCAAAGCAAATTACAGATTTGTTGCAAACAACTGAAGTAACAAGTTCTGACTTTAACGTTGTTAGAGCTCTTGTTCAAGGCGACGTAAATTCTTTCATGGGCTTTGAGTTCATACGCACAGAACTCGTAAATACAGATGGTAGCTCTTATCGTCGTGTTCCAGCCTACACTAAATCTGGTTTACTCTTAGCAGTAGGCATGGATGTAAATGTAGACATTGGACCAAGACGCGATAAGCGTAATGCCACTCAAGTTTACTGCTCAGCTTCTTTTGGAGCAATCCGAATGGAAGAAGAAAAAGTCGTTGAAATTAAGTGCGTAGAATAGGAGAGTAAGTTATGGCTGTTACAACTCAGAAAAGTACAGAGTATACCAATGCTACTGCTACTCCTCCAACCTTTGCTCAACCGACAGAAATGCACGGAAGGGTTAGAGTAATGTTTTTTACTCATGACCAAGACGGTGCTGGTGATGCAGGTTCATCTGTTGCACTTGGAAAACTACCTGGAGGTAGAGTCCGTGTGCTTTTATCCATGTCTAGTATGTATTGTAACTGGACTACAGGATCAGCAACTCTTGACTTAGGTTGGGATGCTTTTACTGCAGTCGATGGTACAACTACTGCAGCCGATCCTGATGGCCTTATTGATGGTCTTAATGTTGAATCTGCTGGGTACTTTTCAATGGATGGTGCTTTAGCAGGAATTAAAGCAACAGGTGGTACGCATGTTTTTGAAAGCAGAGACGGTGTTGTTATTCGTGCAACATCTCCTGGAGCAATTGCAACTGGAGATGATTTAGTAGGTTTTATTGCATACGTTGTTGACTAATATTTAAAATTAGCGAGGGGGAATAGTTCTCCCTCGTTACTGGAGATTTTATGGGATATAAAAAGAAAAAGCCAAAAAAGTAAGGTAACACAATGGCCTCAACTACTACAGATATAGTAAACAGAAGTCTTGCTTTGTTAGGTGTTGATTCTATTACTTCTTTATCGGATAGTAGTAAATCCGCATCAACAGCAAATTTAATGTTTAATGATACGCGTTCTTCTATTTTTAGAGCGCATCCTTGGAATTGTTTAACTAAGCGTGCAACTTTAGCAAAGTCAGATACAGATCCAGTTTATGAGTTTTCAAATAGATTTGTATTGCCAGCAGATTTTTTAAGGTTATTAGAAGTTGAAAACCCGACTCAAGTTGTATTCCAATTAGAAAGACGTCATATTTTATGTGATGACGATTCTATGAAAATAAAATACACGGCTTTAATAACAGATATTTCAGTATACGATACTTTATTAATAGACGTTCTTGCTGCTCGTTTAGCAGCTGATTTAGCTCAGCCATTGTTACAAAGTACTTCAGCAATGGAACAAATGTGGAAAATGTATGAGTTAAAACTTCGTGAAGCTAAGTTTATAGATGCTCAAGAACAAAACCAAGATGTTTTAGATGCAGATTACTGGATAGAATCAAGGCAAGGAATATCAAGACCAAATATTAGTACTCCACCGAGGTACTAATGGCAAAAGTAACTCCGATACAAACTAATTTTACCGGAGGTGAAATAAGTCCACGATTATTAGGTCGTGTGGATTTAACTAAATATTCTAGTTCTGTTCAAACCTGTGAAAACTTTATGGTTTTTCCCCATGGAGGAATTACTAAAAGATCTGGTACTCAGTTTGTAGCTGAAGTAAAAAACAGCTCTCAAATAGTAAAGTTAGTTCCTTTTATTTTTAGTACTGTACAAGCTTATATTATTGAGTTTGGTCATCAGTATGTACGGTTTTATAGAAATGGAGGACAGATATTAGACAGCGGTTCTGCTTACGAAGTTACAAGTCCTTATGAGCAAGCAGACTTAGCTGACTTAAAATTTACACAGTCTGCAGATATTTTATACTTATGCCATCCTGATTATCAACCCAGAAAATTAAGTAGAACTGGTCACACAACTTGGACATTTAGTACTTTTGATCAAACAGATGGTCCTTTTGGAGAATCAAATACAACCACTACGACATTAAATCCTAGCGGTACTTCAGGTAGTATTACAATAGTTGCTAGTGCAACTACAGGAATCAACAGCAACACTGGTTTTCAATCAACTGACGTTGGTCGTCATATACGCATGTTTAGTAATTCTAAGTGGGGTTCTGCTAAAATCACAGCGGTTAATAGTACGACAAATGTTACCGCAACAACTTTTACTGGTTTTGACATGGGTGATGCTAATGCTACATCAACTTGGAAACTAGGTATTTGGTCTAATACAACTGGATGGCCTACAACGGCTTCTTTTTATCAACAAAGGTTGTTTTTTGCAAACAATACTACTGCTCCAAATACAGTATGGTCTTCTAAATCCGGCGACTTTGAAACATTTTCTCCGACAGATAATACTGGAGCCGTTCAAGATGATTCAGGTCTAGATATGACTCTTGCTACAGACCAAGTAAATGCTATTCGCTGGTTATACGGAGCTAAGCAGCTTTTAGTAGGTACATCTGACGGTCCTTTTATTATATCTTCAGGATCAGATAACTTAGCTTTAACACCCACTAACGTTACAGTAAATAGAGAAACTACCGACGGTACGGCTAACTTACGTCCAGTTGGTGCGTCAAGAGCTACTATATTTATTGATAGAACAAGAACAAAAATAAGAGAATTAGCGTATAACTTAGAAGTAGATGGTTTTGCTACTCCTGATTTAACGCTAATTGCAGAACACATTACTGCTGGTAACGCTTTAGAACTAGCATATACACGTTCCCCAGATAATTTAATTTGGACACTTTTAGATACTGGAGAATTACGTTGTTTAACATATGAACGAGATCAAGATGTTGTCGCTTGGCATAGGCACGTTATCGGAGGCATTTCAGGTTCTGCAACTATTACTGTTACGGACTATGCTAATATAGCAAATGATACAAAAATAATTTTTACAAAATCAGATGGTACAACTACAACTTTTACTTCTGCTACCTCCGCTACTTCTGGAAAATTTCATACTACTTCTAGCAATAATCAAACAGCTACAAACTTAAAAACATTAATAGATGCTGATTCTAATTATACAGCAACAGTCGCTAGTAACGCGGTTACAATAAAAGAAACTTCTAGAACTGGAGAAGGTTTTATTACGATTGAGTCAGGTGATACTACTAGATTGGCAATAACAAATCAAGGTCATTCTAAAGTAAAAAGTATTGCTGCTATTCCTTCAGCTGATGAATTACAAGAACAACTTTACATGATTGTTGAAAGAACTATAAATGGTGCTACAAAAAAATATGTGGAGTTTTTAACTAAATCTTTTGATCAAGCAAAAGGAGATCTTCCAAAAGACGCTTTTTTCGTTGATAGCGGTTTATCATATAGCGGATCTGCTGTGACGTCTCTTTCTGGATTAGGTCACTTAGAAGGAGAAACAGTAAAAATTTTAGTTAATGGGACTAATCATCCTGATAAAATTGTTTCAAGTGGATCTATTAGTTTAGATAGTGCTGCTACTACAGCTGCTGTAGGTTTAAAATATAGAGCTTTAGTACGAACATTAGATCCTGAAGTACAAACAGAAGAAGGTCCATCTCAAGGTAAAACAAGAAGAGTTGAAAGAGTAACTGCTAGATTAGTTGATACTTATAATTTAAAAATAGGAGATACATTATCAAATTTGCAAGAAGTTTTATTTAGAACTTCTGATATTGCTATGGGAGAAATAGAACTATATACTGGAGATAAAAGATTATTATTAAATCATACACCTAATAGGCAATTTGATTTATACTTTGTTCATGATGATCCTTTACCATGTACTATATTAGCAGTATTTTACGCTTTGGTTGTATCAGATAGGTAAGAAAGGAGGTTAATATGTGCGTAACTGCAATGTATGCTATGATGGCAGCTAAAACTGTGGGAACTTTAGTTTCAGCAAAAGGAGCAAGAGATTCTGGCAGAGCAGCACAGCAAGCTCAAGAATTTAATGCTCAAATTGAAGAAGATAACGCACAGTTTGCTTTAGAGCAATCTGCTTACGAAGCAATGCGTCAAGAAGCACGAATTAAAAACCTCCTTGGTACTCAAAAAGCACAGTATGGAGCGTCGGGGGTTTTAATAAATTCAGGTTCAGCTATGTCAGTACTTGCTCAATCGATGACAGAAGGAGAAAAAGATAAAATGGCTATCAAATACGCAGGAGCTATGGAAGCTGAAAATAGATATAAACAAGCGGCTCTTTCTAGAATGCAGGGCGGTGCTGCTCTTAAAGCAGGTAAAACAAGGGCTGTTGGTACTGTTCTTACTGGAATAAGTGATACTAGCACGTCTTATATGGAAGGCAAAACTTTAGGATATTGGGTATAAAAATGGTAAAAGTTCCAACATACTCGCAACAAGGCGGAGAAGTAGGTTTACCTACACGTAGATTTACTGGAATAAGTGGTCAAGGTATTCAAAATTTAATGGCTCCTGGTAGGGCCTTAGAGCAAGCTGGTAGACAAATTAATGCAGCTGCTACTAATGTAATGAATTACCAAATGGATCAGGATAAAAAAGAAGCTAAAATGTGGGTAATGTCTGCAGAAGCAAATCTTAGAGAAGACATGGCTGCATTACAAAATGATTTAGAAGCAGAAATAGATTTACAAAACTATATGAACGACGAGTCTTTTAGAGACGGTTCTAGTCCTAATACTTTTAGTAATAGGTTAATGTCTGGCTTTGATCAAATTTTATCTTCTTCTGAAACAGGAGAAGATGGCAGTACAACGTCTAAATACCAGGCCCCAAATCAATTTGCAGAAGAACTGTGGTCTACACAACGTGAACAGCTTAGATCTTCTTATAATGTAAATGCAATGAACTACGAAGCAAGCGTAAGATCTGCTGCTAAACTTCAGCAGCTAGAAAAAAGTTTAGATTCGTATTTTACTTTAGCAACAATGGAACCTGAAAAAATTGATGAGTTAATGCTATCAGTAGAATCATTAAAAGATTTAGACGATAACGATGATACTAATATGGCTGGTTTAGGGGGTATAAAACAAAAAGATTTAATCGGAGTTTCTGATGCAGCTGCTAACAAATTAGTTTATAGCGCTACTCAGGGTTTAATAAGAGATGATCCTTTTATGGCCTATGCTATATTAACAGATAACAAATTAGGGGCAAACCACCCTTTAAATAAACACAAACATCATTTAACAGCTCCAGAATTGATAACTCTTTCTGAAAGAGCAAAGGTGGCAGCTTCAGTTGTAAGCAGAAAAGATTTAGCTACTTTAAGATCAACAATATCTCAACACGTTGTAAGTCTTACTTCTGGAGGTGATGGCTATGCTCCTTATAATACAGAAGTTGGTCTTGAAAACGCCATTGCTAATGTTTTTGGTGGCGAATATGGCCAAATAAAACTACAAATTTTACCAGATTTAAAAGATTTAGCAACTGAGTTTTATAATGAATTTGTTCCTAAAATAAAAGTAGCAAGAAAAGTAGGACAGTTTTCTAATGCTATGGGAGGTTTTACGCAAGAAAAACTAGTAGAATTAGGTACAAGACTTAATCAATTATTACAAACAGGAGAAGTTAGAGATGACATCGCAATTTTAGATTTACTAACTTCTAATGGAGCAGACGAAATAATTCCAGGAATTACTGATTTAGGGACTACTGACTTAGCTGCGTTTATCGACTTAGTTATGCCTCAAATTACTCAGCAATTAACAACAAGATCTGAAGATCCAGCTTTAGCTGCTTTTAATTTAGGAGTTATTACGGGTCCTCAAGACGATGATCTTATACAAAAAATGCTTTTAGGTGGTGAAATTAAAACTTCTTTTATTAACGAAGGACATATACAAGGTAATCCTCTGTCAACACCGTTTGGTAAGTGGACAGGCTCTTCAGATCAGCTTGATCAGATCAACGCGGTTTACGCCCAGTGGGGTGTTACTAGACCTGAAATAATGCCTATTTTGCCTAAAGGTGAAGCACAAAAGTTAGTAGCTCAAGGATTAGCTTCAACTGGTGAAGATAGGGCTAATTTTTTAGATCAATTAAACAAAGAGTTTCCTGATCATTATGAACAAGTTTTACGTCAATTAACTACTATGAAAGGCGGATTAGGTTTAGACTTTCAAGTAATATCCGCTTTTGGAGGTAAAACAAATTCTGGATTGATGCTTGGTTTAGCTTCTTCTGCTGATGCACAAATTTTAACAGAGACGCTAAATAAAAATTTAAGTGGATCTGGTAGAAGAGCTACTGACTATGAACAAGCAGCTTACGCTATAAATAAAGATTTAGTTATGTCTTTTACTGGAGGAATACTGGGAAGAGAAGGAATATCTGCAGAACTTACCGAGTTATTAGTAAAAGCAGTTATGCAAGAAGGACTTAGTAAAAATATAAGTCCTCAAGCTGCAGCAGCAAATGTTAGAAAAACATTGGATGAACAAATAACCGTTGCTCATGAAGAAGGTAGTTATTCATATTATGTTATAAAGGGCGTTCATAAGACTTCTAATAATGAGGCTGTGATTCCTGAATACGTTCAAGCCAATGTTGAAAGTCTACTAGATACTCAAGGAGAATTAGTTGAGTTTATTATAAATAACCAGGTTCAAATTCCTGGTTCTATTTCTGGAGAAGTTTCTAGAGACATAGCATTTCAAAGAGAATTTTTTAGTTCTTATTTAAAACAACACGCTGAGTGGGTAATGTCTGATGACAGTAACGGTTTAATGCTAGTTTATCCGGCATTAGCTGGATCTGAAGGAGCTTCTACAGGAGCTGGCGTTAAAATTCCTGTAGAAAATACCGACGGTAAACCAATTACAATTCCTTGGGAATATTTAAACTTTCCTCAAAGACCAGGGTGGTATAGAGATAATGCTCCTACATGGCTAGGCGGTTTAGATCAAAGCGCAATAGATAGTATGATTCTTGAAAATATTGAAGGAGTAGACACTTTTAGACGTGGGATTAATCAATGAAAATTCAATATCCTAAATCTACGGGTTCTGAATTTAATAAATTTGGTGGACTTGATCTTTTATCGGCTCACGGTGAAGTAGTTAACGAAGCAGCTAAAACTCGAGGCTGGCGTTATACAGGTTTCAGTTCTGCTGAACGTATGCTAGAAATATCTGATATACGTAAGTATGCTAAGCAATCTTCTGAAGAAAGAGAAAGATATACTCAATATCAACAAAGACAGTTAAGCATTGCTTCTCAATGGGCTCCTTTAACAGCAATGAACAGCAATGAAAATCAAATAAAAGAAAGGCATAAAGAGTTTTTTGAAGAGCACGGTGAAGTTAAGATGCTAACTCCAGATGCTGCTAATGAGCAGTATGGGATTGAAAATGAATTATCTTTTAGTGAACCAGTTTCTAATTTAGAAGCTCATGTATTACACGGAAGAAAACAAGAAGAAATTAAATTTAACTTTGCTTTAGATCGAGCTTACGGTTCTCAGTTTTGGAAAGGAATGGGCCTTGAATTAGTACAGGCGTTACTAGATCCAGCAATGGTTCCTTTACTTTTTATTCCTCCTCTTGGCGGAGCTAAAGTCACAGCAGCTTTAGGATTACAAGGAAGTAAGTTAGGAACAAGAGCAGTCACGGGAGGTTTAGCAGGTTTTTATGGGTCGTTAGCAATAGAACCATTAATTTACGGTGCAGCAACACAAGAACAAGCCCACTACAACCTTATAAATTCTTTAATGAATGTAACTTTTGGAACTGTAGCAGGAGGCGGTTTACATTCCGTTGGCGGAGCTGTTGTCGACGGACTTAGGTATATAAGAAAAAACAGGCATATGTCTGCTTTAAATACAGCTGTTAATCAAGCTGTAAATGGTGAATCTGTAGAAGTAAGTCCTATAGCTCATGGTAGTGATGAGCCACAATTTAATACAGTAGAGAGTAGCTTTGAAGGTAATCCTAATGGCAGAAATTTTGAAGAAGGTCAAAATGTACCTATAGCCGATTCAAATGCTCCTGTTCAAAAAGGTATGACCGGGGAATATAAACCGCATAGTAACGTTGATGAATCGTTAGGATTAATTAAAAACGCAGAAAAAGCCAAAAACTTAAGTGGCGTAAAACTTAAGCAAGCTTTATCTAAGAGTAAAGATTTTTTAGAAGCTGTTGCAGAAGCAGCTAGACTAAAAACAAAGCAAAAACTTTTATTTAGGGTAAAAACTAAAAACGGAGATTTTGTTTTAGTCAGAGGTAAAGAAGGTGAACCTTTACATCTTTTTTCTAGTGACGATGCTTTTTCTGGTAAAACATGGTTAATGCAATATTCTGACGATTTTGCAGAAACAATAGGAGAAGCAACACAAACTGGTATGCTTATGCATGGCGTTGATATGGCTAAATCCGATATTAACTATGCAGGAACTATAAAATTAGAAGAAGGGTTTTTACACCACGTTATTGAGGTAAACAACGCGGATTTTAATCCTAAAATGAACCAAAAAGATGTTGTTATTGCTTCACCTAAAGACGCAGTAAAACTTTTTGAAGGAGATGCTAGTATTGGCGCTTTTGCAGATCAACTTCCTTCAGGTCCAACAGGTGTAAAAAGTCAACTAGGTCATTATGATAAATCAGAATTTTTATATGAACAAAAATTCCAGTTTGACGAACAGCTTTTAGATACCAATTTAAAACAAACAGGGGATCAAGCTGGTACTCAAAAAGGAGGCTTTTTTAAAGACGCTGCTACTAATACCGATTGGTACGTTAAATACCCAAAAGATACAGATATAGCTAAATCAGAATTTTTAGCTGCTGTTATGTACCGATTATTTGGTGTTGAATATCCAGAGCCAAAACTAGTAGGGGATGCTTCAGGAAAAATTGTAGGTGTTGCATCTAAAATAATCCCAGGCGGGAAGATGCTTACACCAGATCAATTTGCTACATTACCGGAATCTGTAAGACAAGCGTTTTTAAAAGATTTACCTATTGATATGTTTTTAGGAAATTGGGACGTGGTAGGAAATGCTCCTAATTTTAATTTAATGCTACTTCCTAATGGAAAAATAATACGGATTGATGCTGGTGGTTCTTTAATGTTTAGAGCTCAAGGAGGGTTAAAAGACCTAGACCCGAGTATTAAAGAATTTCAGTCTATGTTAAGTGCAAGTAAAAGTCCTCATATTTCTAAAATGGTACAAGACTTACAGCTTTTAAGCGTAGAAGAAGATTCGTTTTTTCATAATGCAATTAAAAAAATATTTCAAGCAGATCCTGAAGAATTGGAGGGAATTATTAGATCCGTAGGATTAAGTAAAGAAGTAGAAACAAATACTATCGCTTTTATAAATTCTAGACTTAATACTCTTAAACACAAAAATGCGGCATTTAGCGAAATAGCAAGTGAAACATCTTTTAAAAAAGGTACTATACTTGCTGGAAGTAACTCTGAAGCTAAAAAAGCTTTAAAGGCAATGAATGAACAAACCTCAGGAAGAGTTACTGAACAAGAAGGAAAACTAATCAGTTCGTACACTGGTTCTGGCCATATTTGGATGAACAGAGTTTTACGTGGCGACGATCCGTTTGAAGCAGGTGTTAATTACTCGTCTGCTATGGATTGGGCTCAGATGTCAAAAAAATGGGATAAACTTATCGTTGATGATTCTAGAAATCTTAATCAAATAATAAAGAATATTACTAATGATTTTACTAAACAAGAAGACGATCTTGTAAAAGAAGCCATACGAAATTGGGTTAAAACTAAAATAGTTCCAGGAATGAATAAAGCTTTTGATAAATTTACTGTTGATAAAAAATTAGAATTATGGCGAGGAGGCGTTCCGCTTCAAGCTTTTAATGGTATTAAAGGATTAAAATTAACAAATCAAAAAGGCAGTATTCATACAGCTAGAGCTATGATTGGTGAAACTATTAAAATGAATGGCTTTACTTCGTCTAGCCTTAGTAAATCATCTGCATCAACTTTTGGAAGTTTAGTAAAAATAAATACTAAGCCTGGCCAAAAAATGCTTTATGCTGATCAAAATCCTTATTGGAGTTATGGGACAGTAGAATACGAAGTTTTACTTCCGCATGGTTCAACATATTTTATTAAAGACGTTATTCCAGATAATAGTTCTAAAGGATGGCATTTTGAGCTTGATTTGCTACTTCCAGGAGAAAAACCTTCAGTCAAAATGCCTATGGAAAGTTCTATTAAAATTGCTCAAAAGCACAAAGAAGCTCCGTCAAATGGTGTTGCTGATATAAATAACAATGACCCAGATCTACAAATAGATCCAAATCAGTCACAAACAACTTTAAAGCCAAATGCTTCTCATGATCTGGCAAATGTTACAAAAGAAATAGATGACTTACAAGAATTATTAAATGCTGAAATTGCAAATATAGATCCTGCTTATGTAAAAGCTGCTACTGATGAAATTAAAAAAATTGATCTAGAAAGTAAAGAAGCCGTAAACATGGCAAAAGATTTATATGATGCTGCTAAAGCAGCAGCCGTGTGCATAAGGAGAGTAGCATGAGTATGAAGCAATGTATTGCTGTAATAAAAAATGCGGCAAAGTCAGGTAAAATAGATGATGATACAGCAATGGAAATGCTACAAGAAGTAGACGACTTTATTAACAAAACTAAAAACATTGATAATATAGATCAAGCTCTTCAGACTCATCTTAAAGAACGTTTTGATGATACTATGCTGGCTGCTGTTATAGAAAAAAGAAATTCTATTTTAAACTCAATGGCTAAAGTTAGAGCAAAAAGCTTTATTGACGGATTTGAAAACCCTGTAGAAGGTTTAATGGCTTTTATGGGTGGATCAATTAAATCTAAATATAAATCTAAGCTTAGTATTGATGTTCAAGGAAAAGCTTTAACAAATAAATACGTTGGAAAACTTATAGATCAAATTGATAAAAACGGAGATTTACAATTTTTTAATGCTGGAAAGCAATTTGACGATTTAATTGCTAGAGAACTTTGGGAGTTAAAACCCGATGGTAACCCAGGAGTAACGAACAATGCTGCAGCACGGAGAATTGCTGAAGTAATACATAGCGTTCAAGAATTAGCAATTAAAAACTCTAACAAGTCAGGATCTTTTATAAGATCTATGCCCGGCTATATTATGAGACAAAGTCATGATATGGGAAAAATAAGAAAGATGGGAGAAGACGAGTGGCTTAACTTTGTTATAGATAAACTAGATTATGAAAAAACTTTTAAAGGAGCAGATCCAGAGAAGTTTTTGAGAGGAGTATATAAAGGATTAGCTTCAGGAATACACCGTCGTTTTAAAGGAGAAGTTCCTGGGGAATCTAACCATCTTAAAGGATTTTTTGGTCCTGGAAATTTAGCTAAAAAGGCAAGTCAAGAAAGAATTTTACATTTTAAAGATGCCGATTCATTTATGGAATATAATCGAGCACTAGGGACCGGGGACCTTAGAGAAGGGGTTGTTCATGGTTTAGAACACTTAGCAAGAAATACAGCTTTGATGAGGAATATGGGAACTAATCCTGCTATGATGCTCGATTCTTTAAGAAAAGATTATAGCCTTAAAGCTCAAGGTGAAGGAAAATTTAAAATTACAGACCAGTTTGGATCTGATAAAATTGATAATATTTTTAAAGAACTAGATGGTACAACAAGGATACCCGTTAATATTAACGGTGCTAGAGTAGGTGCTGGAATAAGAGCAATACAAAACCTTTCTAAGCTCGGTGGTGCTACTATATCTTCTATTACTGACATTCCTAACCAGGCAGCAGAACTTCGCTACCAGGGAAAGCATGTATTAAGTGCTTATGGTAACGCCTTTGCAAATTTATTTAGAGGACGAGGAAACGCAGAAACAAAACAAATGGCAAGAGCTATGGGTGTAGGATTTGATGGAATAACAGGAGATCTTATGTCTAGGTTCCATGCAAACGACCATCTTCCTGGTATGGCAGCTAAAGCCCAGCAAAAGTTTTTTAAACTTAATCTCATGTCTTGGTGGAATGATTCTCATAGAACTGGCATGGTTATGATGATGTCTTCTAATTTAGCTGATAACGCTAAACTTCAGTGGACTAAAATGAATCCTCGTTTACAAAATGTTTTAAAACAATACGGAATTGGCGATGCAGAGTGGAATGTTTATCGACAGTTTGGCATAAAAAAGACTGCTAAAGGTCCTATGATGATTAGCGAAGGTTTAGAAACAATGTCTGATGATGCGGTTTCTCAATACCTACAGTCTGTAGGAAAACCCGTTAATAGAAGAAATATTTTAGATGCTCGTGACGAACTTATGAGTATGCTAGATTCATTTTATATGGATAGAGCCGATCACGGAATTCCAATGCCCGGTGCAAGAGAACGTGCGATTATGAACCAAGGAACTCGGTCCGGTACTATTCCTGGGGAAATGTATAGGCTAATGATGCAGTTTAAATCTTTTCCTATTACTATTGTTAGACGAGCAATAGGACGAGAAGTATATGGCCAAGAAGGTGGAAAAGCGGATTTAATGGGTTTAGCTCAGTTAATGGTTGCTACTACAATTTTTGGGTATGGCGCAATGTACATGAAAGATGTTTTAAAAGGCAGGTCACCAAGAGAATTTAGCGATGATATAGGCCATAATGCAAAAATTTTATCTGCAGCTATGACACAAGGTGGCGGATTAGGAATTTACGGAGATTTTTTATTTGGAGAATATAGTCGTTTTGGAGCCAGTTTTACTGATACGCTTATAGGTCCAACATTTGGCCAGGTGGATTCTATTGCAGAATTGTACTCAAAAGCTGTACGAGGTCAAGATGTAGGCGCAACATTATTAAATATTGCAAAAAGTAATACTCCTTTTGTTAATTTATTTTATACAAAAATGGCTGTAGATTACTTATTTTTATACCAACTTCAAGAAATGGTAAATCCGGGGTATCTTTCTAGATTAGAACAGCGTATAATGCGAGACAATAACCAAACGTTTTTCTTGCCTCCTTCTAGGGCTGTACCGTACGGTGGAGGCGGTAGAGTATTTGAAGGAGTAAGACAATGACAGTAGGAACAGCTTTAAAAAGAAGCATACAAGTAGGAACAGGGTCAACTGCTACTTTTGCTTTTAACGGGCCTGTTGATAGTGTTGATGAAATTTCTGTTTATAGCTTTGTAATTTCTACTTCAGTAACCGCTTTATTAACAAGAGGGGGTGGAGGTACTTATGACTATAATGTTTCATTAAATGCTGCTACTAAGTTTGCTACTATTACTTTAAACAACAATCTTCCTGATACACATAAACTAGTAATTGTAAGAAACGTTCCTTTAACGCAAGCAACTGACTATGTCGAGGGAGATGCTTTTGCTGCAGAAACGCATGAATCAGCTTTAGATAAATTAACTTTAATTTCTACAATGATCCAAGAACAAGTTGATCGTTCGCTTAAAATTCCTGTATCAGATAACAGTTCCTCTGTTGAACTCCCAGCTGCAGCTTCAAGAGCTGGTAAAGTATTAACGTTTAACGCTAGTACAGGACTTCCAGAAACAAGTATAACAACAAGCTTTTTAGAAGGAACTGATATATCTACGGTTGCAAGTAATATTTCAAGTGTAAATACAACTGCAAGTAATATTTCAAGTATTAATACAAATACAAGCAATATGTCGTCTATTACTTCTGCTGCAGCAAATGCAACTAAAGCAGAAAATTATGCAACTAAAGTTGATGGAGAAGTTGAAAGTGGAACCTATTCGTCAAAAGCGTGGGCATTGGGTGGCACTGGAGTTACAGATACCGCAGGAGCAGGAAGTGCTAAATCCTGGGCGGTAGAATCTGATTCAGTTGATGGTACTGAACATTCGTCAAAATCTTACGCAATTAGTGGTACTGCTATTTCAGCAGGATCCGCAAAACAATGGGCATTAGGTGGCGGATCAGGGTTTACTGAAGGTACGGCAGTTAGCGGTGGTGTGTATTCTGCGAGGTATTACGCAAGTCAAGCGGCAAACTCTGCGGCAAGTGCTGGCAATAGTTTGTCCTCATTTCAAGAAGTATGGCAGGGATCAGGTTCAAGTGATCCTTCGGGTGGAACAGTATCTACTGGTGACTTATTCTTTAATACCTCAACCAATCAATTAAAGGTTTACAACGGAACTGCTTGGCAAGTTGCTGCGGTTGATTCATCGGCTGTAGCCTCACCTGGGCAAGCTCTTGCATTTGCCATTGCACTATAAGGAGTAAAATATATGGCGCAGAATTTTAGACAAATAAAAATGAGGAATATAGGCACCTCTGCGGCGGATTTCCCAGACGGTTCTAATTTTGATTCTTATGACTGCATTATTGGAATGAATTTGGCAAATGTGACCGATAATGCAATTACTATTTCTGTTTACATTAAAAACACTAATGATTTTTACATAATAAAAAATATGGTGATACCAAGTGGTTCTGCTTATTCTTTTGATGGCAAAATTAATGTTGTGTCAGGTGACAGACTTTGGATGGTCAGTTCGGCAGCTAATAGCTTAGATGCAATTGTTAGTTTTGTTGATGCAATTTCTGTATAGGAGATTACAATGGGTTGGGTAGGTAACGCACCTCAAAATAGCTATACAAGTTTTGCCAAGCAAGATTTAACAGGTGCTACGGGTGGAACACTTACACTAAGTACGGCAGTAGCAAATGAGCATGAAATTGGATTATATATAAACCATGTTAAACAAGAGCCAACAACCTCGTATACGGCTTCTGGAACAACTATTACACTCCAAGGTTATACGGTTACAGCAAGCGATGATATATACGTCGTGCATCTTGGAAAAGCAATACAGACGGTAGTGCCTCCTGATGGTAGTGTAACGAATGCAAAGCTAGCATCACCTCTAGGAGGAGCAGTACACATAAGAACGGCAGACAGCGGTGCAACAGCAGATAGTGGTGCTAATGATTTAGTAGTAGAAAATTCTTCAAATGCTGGTATATCAATTTTATCAGGCGCAAGTTCTAGTGGTGCTGTTTATTTTGGAGATAGTGGGTCTGCTTATGATGGTTATATACAATATGACCAAACAAATAGAAAGTTTAATTTTGCGACAGCGACTGGAGTTCGTATGAGCATTGATGCAAATGGTTATGTAACAACGCCAAATAGACCAGCTTTTTATGTTCATACTCCAGGGGGTAGTGATGGAGGTGGAGGTGATGGTACTGCTAATGGGTATTTAGCTTTTACTGTGACTAAACATAATATAGGAAGCCATTTTGATGGAACAAATTTTACTTGTCCTGTAGCAGGTTTGTATAGTTTTAGTTGGCATATTCTTAGTACTATGTCCTCCTATTCTGCAACTTGGCATTATGGGTTTATAGCTCATACTCCTTCTGGTGGTTCTACTTCTGCCTATGCTTATGGGCAAACTTATAATAACACTGGAACTGCAACAGGAGTACATCACGGGGCTACCGTTACAATTAATTGTGGTGCTGGAGATGGAGTTAAACTTTATCATTATGGTAATTACGCTGACGCACATCAATCAAATTACAGTTGGTTTACTGGACACTTAATAGGATAATAAAATGCCAATATCAAGATTACTACCAGCGAGTTTTGAACAACCTAATCCAGTTAATTTAATAATTAATGGAAATTTGAACTGTTGGCAAAGAGCAACAGCGGCAACGGCACAAACAGATGGAGCTTATAAAACTGCAGATAGATTTTTTGGGTGGCTTTCTGGTGGTGGGGCATATACTACAGAAAGGTCAACAGGCCACTTAGCTACCACAGGACATGAAAATGCACTAAAAATTGCTGTTACAACTGCTGACACTTCTATTGCCGCTTCAGATTATTATGCTATTGTTCACAAAATTGAGGCTCAAAACCTACAATCTTTGCAGTATGGTTCTTCTTCTGCAAAAGCAATTACTTTATCATTTTGGATTAGAGCTACAAAGACAGGAACACACACCCTTTTTGTGTCAAAAAACGACAGCACCCAATATATCTATGTTGCAGAGTATACTGTTAGTTCAAGTGATACTTGGGAGCATAAAACTATAACCATAGAACCTGACAGTAATATCAAAGCAGGGGCTGGAGCAATAGTAAACGATAATGGGGCTGGTTTTACGATTGGTTGGATTTTAAAGTACGGCTCAAATAATGATGGAACTGCTAATGCTTGGCAGACAGGAAAATATACAACCAGTAATCAAGTAAATAATATGGATAGCACATCTAATACTTGGTATATAACAGGAGTGTGCCTTAATGAAGGCGAGAAATCACTTTCTGGAAATGATGGAAAATCTTTCCCTCACGAAACCTACGCAGAGACATTGGAGAAGTGCTTGAGATATTATGAAATATCTCCAACGATTTATGCACTACATTATAATGCGGCAAATCATTCACTAGGTACTGTACATTATAAGGTTGTTAAACGAGCAACACCAACAAGTACTCTTAGTAGTAATGCTGGAGGTGCAACGGCAGGAACTTCAAATAATTTAGGTAACTACGTTTTTTGGTCAGGTACTCAAGCTGGAAACAGTGCTATATTAACAGCAGATGCGGAGTTATAAAGATGGATATAAAAGAAGCAAAATATTGTGTAATAGAAAACAGACCTAAATATATTCAAGCAGTAATTGATGGACAAACATGTTCTGTACCTATTGAAGAAGGCAATCGCCATTATGACGAAATCATGCGTCAGGTCGCAGACAAAAAGCTAACAATCAAGGAGGCTGACTAATGCCCTGGGTTGGTAAAGAGCCATTAACAGGAGAATATATTCTTCTAGATAGTATTACAACTTCTGCAACAGCCACATATGCTTTGACAAGAAACAGCGCTGCATTTGCTCCTGCATCTGCGCAGCAATTAATTGTAAGTTTAAATGGCGTTACTCAAGCGCCAATACATGCTTTTACTGTTTCAGGAACAAATCTTGTTTTTGCTGAGGCACTAACAGCATCTGATGTGATCGACTACGTACTCTGCTTAGGAGAAGTTGGTAACTCTGTAACACCGACAGATGGCTCAGTGACTGGCCCTAAAATGTCATCCACAATTTACAGGGAAGGTATCCGAATTAATTCAAGCACAATCACAAGTAATGTTACGATTGCTTCTGGAGAACGAGGAATGGTGGCTGGGAATATTACAATAAATTCTGGTGTCACATTAACAGTCAATGGGGAGCTAACAATTGTCTAAATTATATGTCGATGAACTACATCCGAAAACCAGTGGTGGTGCTGTAAAAATACCTAACAAGATTTCTTTCTTAGCTGTTGGAGCGGCTGGTGCTTATGCAACAACAAGTCCAGTTATTCCAGCTACTGTAAAATATAATTATGGCAATGGATATAGTTCATCTACAGGACGATTTACTGTTCCAAGTGGAGGTGCTGGATTATACTGGTTTCATGCACATTTTGGAATTGTTCAGACTACTTCTACTAGTGGAAGTTGTTATCCAAGAATGAATTTTTATAATGCGGCTGGATCGGCTATATACCAACCTTATACATACTGGAATCATCCTGACAGTGCTTCTTACGGATCTTGTCCTATAACTGCTATTTTTGATTTAGCGGTAGGTGATTACGTTTATTTAACTTTTGCCCAAACAAATGCACAGTATTATAATAGTGCTTCTGAATTAAGTTTTCAAGGGTATTTAATAGGATGAGGAGAACGATATGAGCGGAATAATTCAAGCAACAAATCTTCAAGTTGATAATATCAAGCATAGTGGTGGAACAAGTTCAGCAACAATCACAAGTGGGGGTGAGCTTATACAAACTAATTATATGATAGATATGTTTAGATTGACTGCCGACCTTGACGCAGACGGAGCGCTTACAAGTTGGGAACGCATTGATGATGCAAGTTCTGGCACAATAGGTACAAATATGTCTGTTTCGTCAGGAGTATTCACATTTCCAAGAACAGGTTTATATCGTGTTGATGTTATGTCAGATATTTATACAACTAATGATGACCTAGTTATAAGAGTAGCATTACAAGTTACTCAAAATAATGGTGGTGCATGGGATGAAGTTATGAGAGTTGGAGCAGGGGAAGATGGTACAGCTAACGTAAATAACTCTGTTGCAGGTTTTACATTAGTTAATGTAACCGATACTTCAAATGTAAAAGTAAGATTAGATTTAGCTAGTGTTTCCACTGGTGGAGCAATAGAAGGTTCAAGTGGTACTACTAGAACTGGAATCATGTTTGAACGAAAGGGACCATCACAATGACAAGCACACTCAAAGTAGACAATATAGCCCATTCTGGTGGCACTACAGGTTTAACTATTAATAGTGATGGAAGAGTGCTTCAACCAAACCTTCCTTCTTGGAGAGTAAGTATATCTTCAGACGCAAATGTTTCAAGTGACACAGCTTGGCAAGTTGTAGCATGGAATGAAACAGATGATAGTGCTGAAAATCTATATTTACAAGGAGGTATTACAGTATCTAGTAATAAAATAGTTATCCCAGTTGCAGGAGTTTATATGTTTGGAGTTAACCTAAGAATTGATGGGATTTCTAACGGCAATTATTTAACTGCTGTTATGGAAAAAAATGATAGTTCTACGGATAATGCTGAAGCAGAATTTGTTGAACAAAATGTAGGAGCTACCTACGCAACAGTTTCTATGAGTTCTGTTATGAAGTTTGCGGCTTCAGACACAATAAGAGTGAGAGTAGCATCACCAGATGGAACTTATACAATTCAAGATAATTGCACATTTTATGGAGCATTTTTAGGATAAGGAGAACCAAATGGCACTAACTAAACTAAGTCATGCGTCAATGCCAACTGGGTCTGTGTTGCAAGTTGTAACTCATTATTGGAATACTGAGCATAATTCAGGTACTTTAAGTGATGCTGATATTACTGGAAGTAGTTTTAACTTTACACCAAAATTTAGTAACTCTAAACTTGTGATTAATTGTTGTGTTTCTCTTTCTTATTATAAAGGAACTAGCGCAGTAGATATAGGAGCTATGTATTATGTAAGATATGGCTCTACAGATATTATGAAACCAACTGGAAATTATCAAAATTATATTGATAACTCTCAAAATCAAGCGACCTTGCAAAATTTAACAGTTGAAATAAGTCCATCTAGTACATCAGAAGCAACTATTAAATTAAGAGGCAGACCTTATAGTACAGATGATTATATTAGATTTAATGAAGGTGGTAAGTTTTATAGTACTATACAGGCAATGGAAATAGCTGGATAATGGATCCACTTACAATAAGTGCTGCTATTTCTACAGCAACAGCAGCTTTTGGAGGAATAAAAAAAGCTTTTATGGCCGGTCGAGAACTAGAAGCTATGACCGCAGATTTATCTAAATGGATGGGAGCAGTTTCAGATGTAGCAAACATAGAAAAACGCGCAAAAAATCCTTCTATGTTTCGAAAAGTATTTTATGGTCAATCTATAGAACAGGAAGCTATTGAAGCATTTACCGCTAAGAAAAAACTAGAAGCACAGAGAGATGAACTTAAAACGTTTATTATGTTTACACACGGAACAAAAGCATGGGATGAACTTATAAGTATGGAAGGTCAAATAAGAAAACGCAGACAGAAAGAAGTATATGAAGCGCAAGAACGTAAAGAAAAAATTATATTCTGGACTATTGGCATCTGTACCTTTGGTCTCGGCATTGCTATCCTCATTGCTTTTACTTATGGTCTCGTCTTGCTTGACAGAAGGACATGAACATGAAAGGAGAAACACGCTTGAAAACGGAGGCTACACAATCTGCCGGCTCAAAAAAGTCGAAAAAGTCCACGAAAGTTTTAAAGGAAAAAAGCTCCGCCAGTACTGGTGCCTTTACGAAGGAGCAAACGGATCGGGAGGTATCGAGATTATGGAAAGTATTGATGCATGTCCTCGAGAAATTGTATGTCTTTACGATCCGAAAGAAAAACCACCGACGTTAAAAGATATGTTAAACGCTATGAGAGAGGCTTTTAAATGACAGCAGAAGAACTAGAAGAACTAGAGATAGAAGAAAAGAAACTTAGACTTGAGAACAACAATGCTAAAGAAGACCAGCAAAGATATATGGTTTGGTTTTCTGCTATATCAGTAACTTTATATATTGGTATACTTATGACTGACGTTGTTTCTCTTGAAAGACTTGACCACCTATCTTCTATAGGTAATACTTGGGTGTTAAGTAATATGGGTATCATTGGTGCTTTTATTGCATCAAATGTTTTTAGAAAGAATAACGAATGATAGAAAGTTTAATAGGTCCAGTTACCGGTTTACTAGATAAATTTGTAGAAGACAAAGATCAAAAAGCTAAACTGGCTCACGAGATAGCTACTATGGGAGAACGTCACGCCCAACAAATAGCTATGGCGCAGATTGAAGTGAATAAAGCAGAAGCTGCTTCGGGCAGTATATTTAAAGGTGGCTGGAGACCCTTCATTGGCTGGGTCTGTGGCATTGCTTTTGCTTATCATTTCATTCTGCAGCCTACTCTTGTTTTTATTTTAACAGCAGCAGGAGTAGCTTTACCTGATTTACCTGAGTTTGACATGAGTACATTACTTCCAGTACTAGGTGGCATGCTAGGCATCGGGGGATTACGTACATACGAAAAACAAAAAGGACTTGCTAAATGAAAGAAAATTTTGACAAATGTTTAGAGATGCTTTTGCATCACGAAGGTGGGTATGTAAACCATCCTGACGATCCAGGAGGAATAACTAATTTAGGGGTTACTAAAAAAGTTTATGAAACATGGGTGGGTCGCAAAGTATCTGAACAAGAAATGAAAGACCTTACGCCTGCTGACGTTGCTCCGATATATAAAAGAAACTATTGGGACCGTATTCAAGGAGACAACTTGCCTTCTGGTATAGATTGGGCAGCATTCGACTGGGCGGTTAATAGCGGTACTGGACGCTCTGCTAAAGCTGTGCAGCAAATAGTGGGAGCAGAACAAGACGGAGCTATAGGACCTAAAACCTTGGCCCTAATTGAAAAGCAAGACCCACAGTTTATGGTAAAAGAATTTGGAAAAATTAGACAGGAGTTTTATGAAAATTTATCTACTTTTAAAACGTTTGGTAAAGGCTGGACTAGACGCAATAAAGAAACTACTGATGTGGCCTTGGAAATGGTTTAGGTCTAGGCGGAGGTGACTCCAACATTAAAGGTCTAGTAAATTCGGCACAAAGTATATTTTTATCAGGATACCGTTGTTTAGCTTCTTCTTGACAATTTTCTTGAGAAGAAAATTCTAAAAAAACTACAAGAACGTATACCTTTACTTCACCCATTCTCTCCACTCGTCACCCATGACTTGCTGGGCTATATTCTTTTTATCTTTTAAAGCATTAACTATTTTTTCATCAATTGTTCCTCGACATATCATGTCAACGTAAACGACTGTTTTGTCTTGACCGATTCTATGAGCTCTATCTTCAGATTGTAACCTGTGTTCTAAGTTAAAGTTATTAGAATAATAAACTACAGTATCAGCAGCTGTAAGTGTAATACCCATAGAACCTGTTTGAGGATTTCCTACAAAGAAACGGCAGGTTTTATCTTGTTGAAACCTATCAATAGCGGTGTTCCTATCATCTTGACTCACGGCCCCATAATAAGCTACAGTAGACTCATCACCATACTCTGTTTTAAGAGCCGCTAGAATTGCTTTAATATCTTCTATGTATGTTGCCCATATAATTACTTTGTTTGGTGCCTCTTCTAAAACTTGTAAGAGCTCTTTAATTCTATTATTAGGTATTTGAATTATTTCTTTTTCATCAGAAGTATAGTGACCACAAGTAACTTGGTGTAATCTTAACATTTGAGTAAGTACTGTATCAACAGAAAGAATCTTGTTTTCAAGAGAAGTAACAGCAAAATCAGATAGCTGCTTATAAACTGTTTTTTGTTCTGGTGTTAAGTCAATTTCTCTATACTGATATATTTTAGGTGGTAAGTCTAAGCACTGTTCTTTTTTAATTCTAAAAGAATATGGTTGTATTAGTTCATTTAATTCTTCTAGTCTTTGATACCCGACTACTTTTTTAAATGATCTAGTTCCTGCTTTCATATCTACAACGACAGCATACCTATTTCTAAAAGTATAGTAGCTGCTAAAACCTAAACACACATCATTAAGAAAATTAAACTGTGTATATAAATCTAAAGGACTACGAGTTACAGGCTCTCCTGTTAATATTCTTTTGTATCGAGCAAGCAATCCAATTTTAATAATGCTTTTAGTACGTGCTGCTTTAGGGTTTTTAATAGTTGTTGACTCGTCTACAACCATCATTGAATTACCTCCACAACGTAAAAAGGTTGTAGCAAATTTAGTTCCTTTACTAGTACTAAAGGCTTCAACATTCATTACTAATATTTTAAGATCAAGTGTACCTTGTAATATTTTTTCTAACTTTTGCTTTTGATCTTTAGTAGGAGCTGCAGACCAAGTTGCAATTTTAGTTTGAATATGGTCTGGCATGTGAGTTGGGACTTCATTGCGTGTCCAATTCTGATAAGTACCCTTGGGGGCAATTATTAAAACGGAATCTATCCGACCTCGATCATATAAATAAGCAATGTTATCTATAATAACCTTAGATTTGCCAGTTCCCATGTCCATAAACAGTGCAAACTCATCTTTTTCTTTAGAAAGTTCCCAGGCCTTTCTCTGATGGGCGTAGGGACGGGTCTTAAATGGGTATATATTACTATGCGTCATACTTTTCTCCGCTCTCTATGGTCATCCTCTGAGGTCAAATTTCGAAAAACAGGCGGGAAGATGGCTGAATTATGTTTAACCCGCTCTTTGCACGCGTAGCTGCCACATAAAACACTCTTAACTCGTCATCAGGAAACATTTGCATGTATCTATGTGATCGAGCAGCCATGTCAGTGATAATAGCAACGTGATCTGCTTCTCCTCCTTTGACTCCGTGGATTGTATTAATTTTAATTCTTGGTTTTAAAAGACTTTCGCCTTGTCTTTTAGCTGCTAAGAAGTATTCTCTTAGGGTTGCGCTTATATTACCAAAGACCTTGAACCAAGGACCATAGTCTACTGGCAAATCTGATAAAGCATAAATACGTTCGTCATCAATATTTTTTAAGGAGAAACCATGAAACCGACGAATATTTTTAAGCTGCTTACCAACTACTGTTTCGCCATGTCCGAGTCTAGTCCAATCTTTAATTGCTCTCAATGCACTAGATTGGAGAGGTTTACGGCTTGGGCTTTCATAAGGATAACCGTTTTGCTCGCAAATACGTTCATAGTGTCGTAGTAAGTAATCGTTCCTAGCTAGGCATAGCCATTCTCCAGAATCAAGTTCTAAGTCTTCTACGCTAAAGTGATAAGCAACATACCCAGGGGATCCATTGTGGCTAAAACGCTTTGGTTCTCTGTTTTCAATGTTATCTAGGATGTCCTTGGCTATAGTATGTACAGCTTTAGGTATACGATATGAATGAGAGAGCACTGTTTTTGTACCAGGAAGATTAGTAAACTCATCTACTGCTGCTCCCGCCCATCGGTATATCGCTTGGTCATCATCACCAGCAGCATATTTAAGTGGAATATCTGAAGCTAGTTTGTGAACTACTTTCCATTGCATTTTAGATAAGTCCTGAGCTTCGTCTACAAATAAAGCATCTAACTTAGGAGCATGTCCTTCTTTTATCCATTTATCTAGTAAATCAGTAAAGTCTAAAAGCTTACGCTTTTCTTTATACTGTGCTAAAGCATTAGAAGCGATAACAAGTTGAGCATAGTTAAGATCATCGTCAACTGTTTTTTCATAAACTTCTCTAAGTGATAAACCGCTAATTCTAGAAAGATTATCTAAGAAAAATAACCTGTCTCCAATAGGCATTGACTGGACGTATGCTTCATCATTCATGATTCCTGTGCCTGATACATCAACTCCAAGAAGTTCTCCTAGTTCTATCCAATGTTCTTTTTGCATCATACCACTTGGATTAGTACCAAGCTGCATAAAACAGAAGCTATGTATTGTTCGAAAATAAATTAAATCTTCATCTGTCAAGTTAAACTTTTCTTGAGCCCTGGTCCTAGCTTCATTAGCCGCACGTCTAGTAAATGCGATGTAACCTATACGACTAGGATCAGTTCCTTTTTTAATTTGATCTTCTACAAACTTAATACCGTATGTAGTTTTTCCAGTACCAGGTGGACCAAATACTATGTTCCAATCAGAAGAGGTCATCTTTACCTTCTACTTTTGGAGTTTCTAATTCTTCTGTATTTTGGTCAAAAGTAGGAATAGACCAGCAGTTAACTCCTTTTCCTTTACAATTAAAAAAGTGGTGTTCAGCATCTTGGTTTTTTAGAATTGACGTAACTTGGTGAACCCTATAATCTCTAAAATGTATTCTATCTAGATAAGCCATTAAGTCTGTAATTCTAAAATAATGACGACCATTTTCTGTCCATGGTTTACCAAGTATAAGCTCATCTCTATTTTTAGCTTGTACTCTTCCATTACAAAACCTATCGATGTGTTCCATAAGCTGACCAATAGGACTAGCATCAGCCGGAGCTTCTACTATAGTTAAGTTTTCTAATAAATGGTTTATTAACTTAGTCCATGCTTGATCAGACATTTTATTAGGCATAGTGTTTAGTTTTTCCATGCACTTACGTTGAAACCTTCTTTGGTTTTGTAAATCATCTGTTTCTAACTCTAATCTACCTCCACCATCTACATCTAAAAACCAAATAGGAGGAGCTGTATTAAATTTAGTAAGACTATGGATTGCTGGAAGATCATTACTACCATCAATACCAAATTTCCGAAGTTTACAAACAGCAGCATTACAATACGGTGCAATAGGTGCTTTGCTGCAAGTAAACTGATATTCTTTTCTACTTGCAGATTTAACTACGGCTTGTACTTCTGAACTAGATAAAGGTGGATCCATTAGTTTTATATTAAAACTTTCCATATCCGGTTTCCAGTTATCAGGATCTCTTTTACGACAATATACTGCTATATTAAAAAGTCCATTATTTCTAGTACCAGAAGGAAAACCTTGTGTACTTAAATGCTGGAGACAAGGAGGTCCGTCATCAAAGTCCGATGTTGGCTGCTTAATTTTAAGGTCTTGTAATTCAGAAAGACTTAATCTAGCAGCTAAAGCTTTTTCTACAAACTCGTTAGGCTTTAATTTATTGCACCAGCGCTCTGTATTAAAATAAGGCATATTGATCCACTGACCCACATCTCCTCTATCTGCTAAAATTTGAGTTTGCTTAGGAAATATTTCTGATCCTCCAAAGCCTAATGCTGCTGCCATATCTCTTAGTTTTGCTTGTAGTATATCTGCTGGTACCCATTCTTTTGTAAATAAATACATATGAACACCTCCACTTTTCGATTGACAAGGCCATAGTGGAAGATTTAATGTTTTAAGTTTCTCATTAATCTTTTTTAAATCTAATCCGTCATACTGGTCTACATCAATTGCTCCAAACCTACAGCAACTGTCATCATTTATAGGAATAATACCTAATCCTTTTTGGCCGGCTAAATGCATTTCCCATTTGGTTTCAGTAACGTCTTCTCTAACGGTTTTAGCAATGCCTTGCTTTTTACCGTCAGCTCTTTCGCCACTAATATCATAGCTGCCATGGGCTCTTTCTAAGCCCATAAATAATTCTTTAAACTGTTTTTTCATAGTGGTTAGGGGACCTTAATAAATAAGATCCCCTACTCCTTTACATTATATCAGAAGCAGCGTTTGTATCTGTTTCAGGCATAGGAGGTCCTGCTTGTACTTCTCCTTTTGTAACCTGGTGACAAAATTGCTTGGCATCTTGATATAGTCCTTGGTCATTTACTGGCTTTAATAATTCAATATCCCAGCCGTACCAAGAACCCTGCTCGTTTTTACTCATAACAGTACTCATCTTATACATATGTGAGTATCTTGCTGGAGTAACCATTTGACCATCAGGACCTGGAACTTTAAGACCAGCCATAACACTGTTCCAGCGTCTGTTCGGTTTAAGCTGAGTGCTAGTCATGGTAATTAATCCTCTGTCATAACCAGCATCTGTAACAGTAATTACAAAATGATTTGCGGTTTCAACAAGGATATTTCCTGATTTAGTTATCAGCTTATTATCAACACGAGAATGCTCTGGTAACTTTTTAGCAGCGTGTACTCCGACAAGACCACCGCCTTGTTCTCTTGGTACCCATTCAACAAAATTTCTTACATAGCCGCAAGGAACTATTGTAATAGAATCTGTTGCTACTTCAGTAACAGTATTCCAAATCTGTCCTGCTTTAGCATCGCTTGTGTCAAGTTGTGGTGACATTTTTTGTAATATCACTAGGTATGGGATAGCATAATCCTGTGCGGTCATACCATCTAATCCATCAGAGGCATCTTCTGCAAAATTAATAACAGAAGGAAGTTGCTCTTTATTTTTTTGTAAACCATGAGCCATGATTTAGTCCTCCTTAATTGATGTTTTCTGCCCAATATAAATACCGAGTAAGTCCATGGGCAGTGTCTGTCCTTTCTCGGTTTGCTCTTTCACCCAACCTCCAAGTGTTTGGTGATGAACTCCTGTTTTACTAGAAAATTTTTGCTTGTCGTCTCTTAAAGTCATTTTCATAGCTTCAGCTTTTGCATCTTCGCCTTTACCATAGTCGATAGTAATAGTATTTTTAATTAAATCTCCATGATTATTGTTTCTTAACCAGTCATGAGCTTCATCTATTCTATCTTTAGGAATTGACGCACTGTAAAAATTAGAGAGTTTAATACGATAATCAACTCCATTTATATTTGCTTTTCCATCTAATCCTACTAGACCTAACTCAGCAACAGCTTCAGGAAATTCTATTTCGCTAATTTGCTTTAATTCTTGCTTTTTCTTTTTAAGTCTTTCTTCTGCAACTTCAATTTCAATTCCTAAATTAATATGCTTTTGCATAAGATCTAATAATACAGGATTTGTGATATTAGTTTTCGTCATCTAATTCTCCTTTATATAAAGAAACTTCTACAACATAATAAGCCATTTCTTGCTTATCCCATTTTAAAAGTTTAAGTTTGCCACGATTAGCATCAGATGCAACAGCACCAGCCATTGCTATAGCTGCAGGATCTCCCATTAATAATAAATAATCATTATCAGAAAAATTCCTTAATTTATCTCTAAGTCTACGTATTGTAGGACTTGAGCTAAAAGCTACATTACCAGGAGGTAGCAAAATGTCTATAGTACCATACATAGTAGCAGGAATAAGGTTTCTACCTCTAGCTTCCTGAACCACGTAAACTTTTGGTCCTACAATATCCATACTTGGTTTCATACCATTCTCCTTTCTAAGATTTATAGTACTTTTATTTTTAATTTTTGTAAATATGACCATACAATTTTTCCGATATTTTCTGCCAGTTCCAAGGTTTTTTAAATTTTTCGTGTTCAATTTTTTCAATCGGAATTTTGCAGCTTTTTCTATCTTTTGCAGGAATAGCATAGTGAAGCTTACAACAAATATTACGAGCATCAGCAATGCAAAGTTCGTCTTTATCTCGCCATAAAACAGCGCATGCTCCACCATGGCCAACAACTCTTTTATGAAACCAAGATATTTGAGAAGACCTAAAATGTAACCATTTACCTTTGGCCGTTTTTAGTTCTATCCAGGTTTCATGACCTTTAAAACAAGCGTGAACATCTGGTGTACCTGATCCGGAAGTATTTTCTATTCGAATCAGGTGCCCAAAAATTCCTTTTTTAGCAAGTTGCCATAAAGCTGCTTCACTCATGATAAGGAGGATAAGCGTTTCTAGCTAATTTAAGTGCTTCCATATAAACATTTGAATACATGTTACGTTGATACGGATCCATTTTATCTGCTTTATGTAAGTGCGCTTTAAAATTATCATAAGTAAGATTATCCATTATTCCACTCATTAAAGCTCTAAAGTCTAATGAAGGTAAACTAATTCTAAACTCATAATCATTTCCGATAGTATGTTCTATTTTATCTTTAAAGTCTTTCATTTTCGCACTTTCAAGTAATCTTGGTAAACAAGCTTTTGTTCTAGCTCTAACTAAAACATGTCCTCGTCTTTGATTATTTTGAACAACACTTATCATTCCTTCTTGTGTAAATATCCACATAGTTTCTCCTTTCTTATTTAATTTCGCCCCAATTAGGACCTAATTCAACGTCAACTTTAAGAGGAACCTCAAGGTTAACGCAGTTTTCCATGATTTCACGAAAAACATCTGGTTGATTGCTTGTCTTTGGTACTGTAAAATCTAGTTCATCATGAACAGTAATATGAGGAACGTGTCCTTCTTTCCAAAGCAGCAACATTGCTTTCTTTATCATATCAGCACTACTACCTTGTATTAAAGCGTTTAATGCTTTATGAGTAAATGATCTTCTTAACGGTCTATCTTTCCATACTTTAGTAGCAGCTTCAAAATTAAGAGGCATTTCTCTATTAGGCCAAGTATTTCTACTATCTGCCGGTTCAAACATATTAAAATGTCTATGACGTCCTAATAAAGTTTTAACATAACCTTTACTATTTGCAGATCTAGTGCACTGGTGCGCGAGCTGCCTGACAAAGGGAACTCGCGCATGGTACTGCTCAAATATTGGCTTGGCATCTATTTGTTCCATTCCTAATTCTTGGCTAAGTTTAAAAATACCCATGCCATAGAACATTCCTAGATTAATAGTCTTGGCCTGTTTGCGACCAATACCAGCCATATCCGCAACTACTTGATGAAAATCAGTGTCGTGGTTTTGCTTATACATTTGTACAGCATTTTTAGATCCTTTTAAACCTAATAAATAGGCATAATGCAATAAAACTCTAGGTTCTTGTTGACTGTAATCAAGACAAGCCCACTGACCGCCTTCGTCAGGGAGAAACAAAGAGCGAATCAGTGGACCCCAGTACTCGTCTCTTGCAGGGATTTGCTGCAAGTTGGGAGTTGACGAGCTGAACCTACCCGTTCTTGTGCCATCAGAATCTTTTCTTAAAGCATGGAACTGGGCATGAACTCTACCATTATACTGCTGTTTTAAACAAATGCCTTCTATAAAATCTCTTCTCATTTTATTTGTTTTACGCCATTCTGCAACTTTTTTAGCAAAATTATGCTCGTGATTATTTAACCAATCACTTGTAAAAGACGGATTTCCTTTTTGGGTTTTAGGATACCATATACCAAGGTTATCAAAAGCTTTTGATAGCTCATCTGCTGACCAGGGTTCTAATACAATGCCACATTCTTTTCGTAAATCTGTTAATAACTCTGCTTCTTTACTAAGACAAGTTTCATTAAGTTGTTCTGCTTTAGACGTATCTATTCTAACTCCTTTAAACCTCATGTCTAATATAACTCTGAGCAGCTCAGATTCAAGAGTAAAAATATCCCATAAACTGGATTGTTCAAGTTTAACTTTTTGTTGTTTCCATATATCTAAAGGTAAACGCGCATCTGCTTCAGCATAAGGACCTACGTATCTTGCCGGCAATTGCCATAAGCCTCCTTTAGGATCCACTGAAAATGCTTTAGCTGCTTCTCTTAATAGATCTTCATTTTTATCTACATCTAAATAATGCTTAGCTAAATTCGATAAACTATATCCGCCGTCTCGTTCTTCATTAATTAATGGTTCTGCAACTTGAATATCTCTGAGGTTTCCTTTAACGTCAACCCCTGCTTGCCTAAGCCATTCAAGATCGTAGAGCAAATTTGCTCCAACCTTATCTTGGTTTCCTGAGAATGTTTCCCGTGCCCATCTGAGCACAGCGATACTGTCAAGGTTATCTCCTCCTTGGTGAGCGAAGGGGAAATACCCCGTAAAACCAGTGTCCGTTGCCACTGAGATTCCAACAAGTTTTCCGTCATTACGAACTCCTCCCGGTCCATTAGTTAATAAGTTAGGATCATAGGTTTCAACGTCTAACCCTATAATATTAGCATTCGACAGATCCGGAAGGTCTGTTGGTGGTCTCCAAGTTGCTTCGGGTAAAAACATATTTAATTGGGCCATATTCTAACCATTCTCCTTTCCATAATTTTTTTGGACTTTCATCAGTATATGCTTTTATAAAAATAATACTTTTGCATCCAGTATTCATTAAGAGTTTTGTGCAAGTGTTGCAAGGACTTGTCGTAATGTACGCGGTTTGTATTCTAAAAACATCTCGACACTGGAGTATAGCATTTTGCTCAGCGTGTATCGCTTCACATTTATCCAACCCCTGTCCACTAGGATATTTAACACCGGGACAATTGTGATCGATGCAATGGGTAACACCGGAAGCCACACCGTTATAGCCAGTAGCCAACACGTGCTTATTACGATCCACAAGCACACAACCAACAGCACGTCGAGCACACGTCCCACGAGTTGCCACCAACGATGCCATAGAGAGAAAATACTCATCTTCAGATGGACGTAAGCGTTCCATGCTTTGCCGCCTCCCATAGCCAGTTTGTTAGTTGATCGGGTTCTTCAAATTTCCATAGAGGTAAATTCCATGCTATATGGTTTGGCACATTATCAGCTACTATTTCTTCTGCTGTTTCTACATTAATCTCATATAAATGTTGTGAACCTGCGTTTAAATACAAATAGCCTAAGTCATAATTAAGACCTTTAATTTTTCTTAAATATAATAATATATAACGACTAATCATACTCATATTAAAAACATCATAAGGCCAACCAAGCCATATATCAGAAGATCTCATCGTATCTATACAATGCAATGTCATATCTCGTATAACCCACTGCAAAGATAAGGTACAAGGAACGTCTTTTGTTTTAGGAGGACACTCTCTCCAGATATTAATAACTGCTTGTCGACTGGATTGGTCATCAGCTAAACATTTGACAACATAGTGTATTTGATCTCTAATCTTTGGTCCATAGGCACCAAAGAATGTAATATCATCATCACTAAATTTACCAATGTCACGAGAATATGGTGTTATGGTACTAGTACGGTTATCTCCTGATAATATCCATGCAGCTTCTGCTGCCATAAATTTATAACCTAGTTTTCTTTTTGGCACATTTAAAACTGGATCTTTCATATCAACTATAGTTTGATAAGAGCATAGTTCGCGACAAGATAGTCCTCTAGGCTTTGTAATATTTCCTGCCAAAAGTTCACCTAAGGCTCTGTACCATTCATCATTAATTGATTTCATGTTTAAATACCTCCACTAAGTTTGTGTTTTTATTTATGTCTGTAAAACAAGGATACTGTTTACTTTTTGCACCAAGATTTACAGCAATTATCTTTTTATCTGGATACCTTTCTATTAGGCCATTAATAAGCTTGTCAGATTTAACATCAGCATACATAAATAAACTTTCAGGAAGGTTTAAATCATGTATTGATTGCGTCCACCAATCGTAACCAGATGAATAGTAAAAAGGCCAATACATTTCTCTAAAGCTTGCATCAAAGTTATCTCCTATTACTAAATATTTAGATGTTGCTGCATGACCTGTCATACCCCAGTTAGTGTATTCTAATACAGGACTGTATTGTTTTTCACGCCATGATCTAGATAATTCATAAACACGCTCGATAAACAAATCCATAGAATTACCCCATTTAGCAATAGAATAATCAATAACATCAGGAAAATCTTTAATACCTCCAGTACGAATAAGTTGGTCTATATATTGACCATCATCAATATGTGTACTTTCTCCATGCCACAGTTTAAAATAAAGTTTGACGACACCAGTTATGTCATCATACATTTCTTCTCTCTGAGACTTTAACTCGGCGTGATTTGATATTGCTTTTTCGAAACTCTCTGGTAAGCAGTACACATAGATCACGCCAAATTTTTTTGCAATACGATCGCAAAGTCTACCTTGCAATGGCCATTCACTACCATCTCGATAGTTTTTAGCATACACTGCTTCAGTTGGCCACCACCTGTCAATAACAATAGGACGTCTTTTTCTTGCAGCATATCTTATTGCTGCTGTATGGTAGTCAAAAATCCTATCTGCCCATCGATAAGTAATATGTAAGTATTCTGCCTGTAGTCTTTCGCACATTTTGCGTGCCAAAGTTGTTTTACCGACCCCATCAGGTCCATCAAGAACTATTATCATTTTTCTTTTCCCATGGAAAATTAAATTCTAGCTGCTCATTTAGCACTGTTTTTAAATCTGGTGCTTTCCAGCCTTTTGGTTTAATTACGTCAAACTTGTCAGATCGATCTGATTTACCTTTAATTTTCTGCATATTAGCAATATGTACCGTTTTAAAAGCTCTAATAAAAGTAGGGTTTTTAATACCATGCAAATCAGCAGTTCCTAAAGCAACATAGATCAAGTCAACTAAAGCGTCAAGCTTATCTTCAAGCGTTTCAGCTTTTACATATTCCTCGAGTTCTTCAATTAAAAAATGAATACGAAAATTAGATAAATCTTCAGGTAGCATACGAAGGGGTCCTTCGTATGCCATACCAAATTTTTCATGAAAAGCTCTTACGGTACCTACGGATACCCAACTCATGGTTGTAGTTCCTGCCATACTTCAGAGCTGCCCCATCTGCCTTCGACATCTCTTAAATTAGGAAACTTACGAGTCATATTACCAACTTTGCATTGCCATAATACATTACGACTGTATTGAGGAACTAAAGGCGCCATAACAGTAGCAAGATAATTAGTATCATAATAATCTCGTAACTGATCCCACACTTCTCTTTGTGCTGGTGTTAGCATGTCTTTATAATCTTTCATACTCGCAAACGTACCCCAATGACCTTCGATCTCGAATCCGGTATCTTCTAATACCGCACCAAAAGCTTGATACGTCATCTCGTTTACGTGGTTCTTAGCAGCACCAACGTGTTCATCATAGCATGGCGTAGAAATAAATAGTCTGCCTGATTCAGGTTCTAATAACTCTAAAAATTTAGCTAACATTCTACGACAATGCTCAGGTTCAACGTGTTCTGCTACTTCAAAACAGCTTATAACTGTAGGCTTTTCATCTATAGTATATTGATCTGAAATATCATTATTATATATTTTTAAATCGCAGACGTCTGTTTTACCCCACATAGCATGAGGTTTCCAAGATGCATTACGGAATTGCTCAGGCGTGATAAGTGGAACCATGTCCACAGCACCATACCAAGCTGGTCCCATACGACTGCTATGCAGTAATTTAGCTAGCGGCATTTCTTTACCACAACCAACATCTAATACTCTTGCTGATTTATATCGTCCGCTTGTCCCTAAAAATTTAACGACATGCGTCCATCTTAAACAATGAGCAATATAGTCTCTGTGAAGAAACCCTCTTTGCTCGGCTTGATCGATACTAAGAAAAGTAGTATCCACTGTTTTTCCTCTGGCATTAGCCATGTTTTTTCTCCTCTATATAACCACCAGAAATTAATAATCCTTTATAATAAGATAATAATCTAGTAGCTTCTTGTTTAGATTTAACGTCGAGTTGTATTTGATCAATTAGATCTTGTTTACTTATAGATCCTTTGGCCTCAACGATATTTAAAATGGACCTGGCTTGTTTAGCCAGGCCCTTTGTTGAAGCCTTTACAAACGTAAAGGTAATTTTCATTAAGCTGCCTCCGCATACTCCGTTGCTAGTTCCAGCGCACGCCGTTTAGTTGCAGCACGTGGTCCAAACCATGCAGAGTGGAGACTTGCGTCTCGCTTATTACCAGCTTTGTGATCGGTATAATAAGTAACAGCATTTAATGCAGACCACCAAGATCCAGAGCTCATCTTCGCACCTGGCTGAGTATATAATAACTCGTGCACTGTCTCACAGGTCCTGTTATATTGTGTACGATCTACGTCCTTCTCGCCATCAATTAAAACTGGCTGGAATAACTTGGCAATAAATCGATCAAGTACAGCATCATCATATTGCTTAGATGCAAGAAATTTAGCTTGCTCTTCAAATTTTTCTAGTTGTGAAGATGCAAGACCCAAAGCTTCTTGTGCTGCCATTTGAACAGAAGCATCAAATGCCTTAATGTGAGGAAGTCGAAACCTCTCTCCTGCTTGACCCAAAGCCATAGTCAATGTATTATTACATACGACCCTGACTGGAGTAAACATTATCGTCATTGACTTACCCCATTGATGAGGCTGAGAAATAAGCAAATGCCCTTGGACTTCGTCTTTGCCTGGAAGTTTAAAACCTTGCTGAATATTTGCAAGACCCCAAACCTGTCGACCATTATCCAAGGAACCTGCTGTTCCCATCGTCATGTCACCTTTTTTTACAAACGAATCAAAAAATTGAAACACATCAGAATTTTGAATTGGAACGTAATTCTTACCGCAAGGACCTAAGATATACTTATCTGAGTCCCTCACTAATAAGTTCCAGTCATCTGACTTTATGTAAGTATCATTATCTTTCACTTCGGCTGGTCTCTTGCTTACAGTCCAATCTAATCCTGCTGCCTTCATCATTTCTGCTGGCGTAAGATTATCTTCGACCTTGGTACCAAGACCGTGCCACGGGACTTCACCCGCGTATGCCATTGTTTCTACTTTATGTGCCATATATACTTTCTCCTTTCTGGCTAGCAGAGTCGAGGGGGATTAACCCTTACGAAAAAACCCCCCGACCACCTGCAATTGGTATTACACACCTATCATGTATTAATTGGCATGTAAACGGAAAAATGCAGTTTATTCCGCATTTCTCATTTTTAAGCTTCCAGCGCTAATCAATTGTGCTCGGTAATACTGAAATATTCTCCATGCACTTTGCTTAGTTTTCAGCATACCATTGACCTTCGCTTCTTCAACCCAGATCTGGACTTCGCCTTCACTGTACCACTTGTCAGGGTCAGCCTTTGACTTCATCACTAGCGCTTGCCAAATATTATAAGCTTGCTTTGCAATCCCGCCACCAAATGGATCTTGGTTCTTTATTAAATACTCTCTGCCCTTTATCTTAGGACGTCCAGTAGTTTTTGTTGCAGCTTTGTCAGCAATACCAACAAGTTGTGCTCCTGGTGATGTCAAAACCTCATTAATTTTTGACTTTGCAGCAGCCTTTTTCCGGTTTTCTTGTATTGCATGGTTCTTTGCAGCTCCAGGCGATACATTAAATATTTCAGGCATAAAACCTGTAACCGTTTTTGTTGTTGACTTTTTCTTAGTCATTACTTTCTCCTTTCTCAATTAACGGACCATCAAGTTCTTGCCATGGATCTGTTTCCATTTTAACAACATCATAGTCCTCACAAATGTACAAATGGCTATTGCCACCTGTAACGACGATCCCACGAATACCAGTCATAAATGGATTCGCACGATTGCTAACGATCTTGACTTCTCGATCTTGGTCATGAGTCGCTAGTATTTCTAATAGTTCTTTTACTACCATTATTTTCTCCTTTCTATTAAGCATTCTACGACATTTGTTCGATAATGTACACTTATTTATTTTAGCGCCAATAACCAATAACCAGGTTACTGTTATTTTATGTATAAAATCAATAAGTTATTGATGTATTGTATTTATTGGCAGTTTGGCTATTTTTTTTATTTTTTTTTTATTTTTTCCTTATACTAATAATGCCAATATGGAAATAAAAAAGGGCGAACATACGCTCGCCCTCTA